ACGCATTGGAGAGAACACTATCAAGATGCCCATGGATTGGCAGATACTCATAGGCGAACCTGAAATAGGTGACTTGGAAGTGTTGCCCTTGACATCAATCAATGATCGTGGATTTAGAGTGTTCCAGTTTAACCCACTCACAAGTTTTCGCCCAAGTTTTCCAGATATTGAAATCTTGGATGTGTATCACGAGGTGAGCTGGTATGCACCCAAACTAAAGAATGGGCAGTTGTTGGCAGTGCCATTAAACGATGACCCTGATCCGGACTGTGTGTACTTTGTCAAAGACATCAGTCGCAACTGCGAGATAGTAGACTACAACAAATCATGGTGATACATGCCTTATACTGAACCGCAACTGTTTGAAAACTTGACTCGCATGGTAAAAATTTACCTAGAAAGTTATCCCGAAGATCAGGAAGGATTGGAACGATTTCTACGCTGGGCACACACTCAATATGGCTACCGGTATGGGAACTCTTAAGCCCAACGCCACCTATATCTACGAACGCAACGGCAATGAAGTGTATGCCCGAGAATCCGGGGCTGACCCTAGTACTCGGCAGTTGATGGGCTATGCATATGATCCTGTAAATGGGCATCATGTTGACTATGATAGCAGAACTAATGATGGTAGACCCTTGCATGATCATTTGATGGAAAGCAAGATGTGGGCGGACATACATCGCCTGGCCCGTACCAATCCCACTTTACAAGATGCCCTGGAACGTGCTATAATGATATACAAACTAATCAAAGTGAACAAATGAGCAATAAAACTTTAGCAGTATGCGGAGACAGCTGGTTTTCTGTGGATGTGAACTTTAAAGGTCAGAGTTTTGGAGAAGTTTTATCACAAAGACACGGAATAAATTTGTTAAGTTTAGCTCGTGGTGGCTGTAGCAATTTTGCAATAGCATTGCAAATTGACCAGGCCATTGAAATGAATGCAGATTTTATAATTGTTGGATGCACAGATCCAGATAGAATTGAATTACCAATTCAGTCACATGATCCATGGGAAAAAATTAAAAAATATTTTACCTGGAGCAATTGGAGAGATAATCAATATGTGGCCTATGACAAGTTAAAAAAATTAGCAAATATAAAATATCAGGGGCACTCTGCTCCATCATATCCTTGGTTGACAGATCCAACGGTAATAAGTGAAAGTATAAACAATATTGCTTTTCATGGGCCGAATTCAAGAATTTATAGAAATGAAATAACTGAAAATCATATTCGGGCGTTGAAAAATTACATGGTTTATTTGTACGATCAAGGAATTAAACAACAATATGATTGTTGGATCTTGAGCGATGCTGTAAGAAGATTGTATCAATCGCAGATTCCTTTTGTAGTGTATATCGAGCCATTGTTCAACCATGAATTTATTGCAGATAGTTACTGGATCAATGACAAAAACAAAATAACATATTCTGAATTTACCTATTATAAATTTAAAAAACTTAAAAGTGGTCCTGCATTTCATACAAGTGCAGAAGATGCAATAATTTTTGCAGACTACATGGAAAAAAGATTACAGATATTAGAGTTTATATGAGTGACAAATTAAACATTGCCAACGAAATGCGACAACTGGATCGCAAAAACAGAAACTTCTATCGCGAACTCACAGATGAAGAACGCAAGAAGTTTTCAAACTATCTCATGATTCGTTGGGCCAGCTGTGTGGAGGGTTCACAGGACTTGCAAGAGTTTTATTTGATTGCCACCAATGCGCGATTGAACAAACACTTCTTCAACATCAACCGACATCCTGAACTGCAATGGCTGTGTGCCACTAGTGTAAGTCCAGACATGGGCACACCCAGACACAACTGGATCTCACCCAAGAAGAAAGAAGCAGGTGCAGGTGCTAGTGCTATTAGAAAGCAGTTGGCAGAGTTATTTCCCACCCACAAAGAAGATGAAATAGCCATGCTGGCCACGATCACAACCAAGAAAGAACTTGATCAATACATCCGAGACCATGGCCGAGACACTAAGTGAACTCACTTGCGGCTACTGCAAGAAAACATTTCGTCGTGCAGAAAGTCTTGTGGTTCACATGTGTGAGCCCAAACGACGACGTCAAGAACGATCGGAACGTGGTGTTGAACTGGGTTTTCAATCCTACTTACGGTTCTATGAGATTGCACAAGGCAGTGCTAGACTCAAAACATTTGATGATTTTGCAGACAGTCCTTATTACAAGGCCTTTGTAAAGTTTGGCAGATATTGTGTGGGCACTCGGGCAATCAATCCCAGACAGTTTACTGAATGGTTGTTAAAACACAACAAAAAGATTGACAACTGGGGTTCGGACAAAATTTACACTGAGTATTTGTTGGACTATTTAAAAGTTGAAGCAGTGGCAGATGCTTTGGCACGAGCAGTGGAGTTTGGTATAGACTGGAGTGAAAAACATTCAGCACCGCCCAATGATTGTTTGCGTTATGGCAGTACACATGCCATGTGCTATGCTGTCACAACTGGACGCATCAGTCCCTGGGTGATTTACAATTGCGAGTCAGGACAGAAGTTTCTAGGCGAACTCACGGCAGATCAAGTGGCCATAATATGGCCTTATATAGATTCAGACGTGTGGCAGAAAAAGTTTTCAGACTATGCCGCAGACGCTGAATACGCAAAACTAATATTGAAACAAGCAGGATGGTAATATGATCAACTCAATAATGTCCATGGGCAAGCACATCATAGTGGGTGGTGGCAACAGTGCCAGCAATGCCAGCAACTACATCAATAACAGTAGCGGCATGATGGGAGTGGGCGACCTACGATTCAACACCAGCACTCAACAGATTGAATTCTACAACGGCCAGACTTGGCAAATATTTACTATGGCACAGGCCACTGTGGGACTCACTGGTACGGCCGAAGCAGCCATTGACTGGGCAATGAAAAAGATGGAAGAAGAAAAGGAAGCACGTGCCATGGCTGAACAGTATCCTGCTGTGGCAGATGCCTTGAACGCAGTATGGGAATCTGAACAACAATTAAAAACCATTGTGGCATTGTGTAGAGTATGAGCAAGGTATTAAAAATTAATGGCAATGGTTCTGTATCTGACTTTATTGAACGATATCAAATTTGGAAAGATTGGTGTAATTTTTATCAAGGGCATAGCTTGTCAGTTGTTGAGGTAGCGCAAGATGGTATTCCTTGTTTTGATTATACTGATGTGAATAGTATAAATTCCAGTATATCTCCATTGATTGCAATTGACTGTCTTACTGAAGGGTTGCACTCTAAGAATTTTTTTAAAAGATACAACAAACAAAAAAAATATATTTTATTTTGTAATGGTACCTGGGACAAAAACTATCATCAAATTGATATAGATTATGTCTTAGTACAAAGTCATTTCTTCTTGTATCTTATGGCAGATACTTATAACAGCCCTAATCGTTTTTGTTATTATGGAGACAAAAGCTACGTTTTTGATTGTGATAAGCCATACATTTTTGTTAGTACCGTGGGTAATGTGCGAAAAGAAAGAAGTTATTTTATTAAAAAATTAAAACAATCACTGACTTATAAAAAATTTATTTTTAGATACAGCGGTGTAGATTATGGGGAGCCCAGCTGTCATCTTGACGTGATAAAGTTTACTCCAGGAAAATTTGATCCGTATATTGAAATTCTACCAAAACACTATCACAATGTCAGTCAGAGTCTGCCCATGGCCATGTACAATTCTGCTAGATTTAACCTAGTAGTGGAAACAGACATTGATTATCAACATAATTTTTTCCTGACAGAAAAAACAGTTAAAGTATTATTAAGTGGAATGCCATTTGTATCAGTAAGCCAACCTGATTTTTTACGCAACATTCGAGCATTGGGATTTGAAACTTATCACAATTTGTGGGACGAAAGTTATGATCAAGAAACTGATTATAAAAAAAGAGTTGACATGATCATTGAATTATGTAATAATTTGTTCAACTTTGATTGGGATGCTCATCAGACTCAATTGGAATTAATTAAGTACAAAAATCAAACTAATTTTTTAAATTTGAACAAAGTGATCGATCAGGAATTTCAACGATTTGAAGAAATTATAAAAAGTTTACTATGAGTGCAGACATTGACATTGACGTCCCGGATCGAAGTAAGATATTAGAACTGATCCGGCATACGCCTGCTAGACAGGTAGTAGATGGTCGGCCACGCCGACACAATTCTGGTATCTACATCACAGACATTCCGCAAGATCCCGAACACGGTTGTGCTGCCATTGATTACGAGTCAGCAGAACAGCGTGGCTACTTCAAAATTGACTTGTTGAACATGAGTGTGTATCAGTTGATCCAAGATCCTGCACACTACGAAGACATGTTGTCAGCCGCACCTCCGTGGTCAAGACTGTGGACAGACAGACCCTGGGCCAGTCAGTTGGTACACGTGGGCAACTATGTGGATTTGTTGACAGCAATGCAGCCTGATTCCATACCCAGGATGGCTGCTTTTATTTCAATCATTAGACCAGGTAAAGCACACCTACAGCGAAAGTCATGGGATGAGGTATTTGCAAGTGTTTGGGATGGGGATGAATCGCGTGGGTATACGTTCAAGAAGAGTCATGCAATCTCTTATGCAGCCTTGGTGGCCTTGCACATGAACTTGCTCAATCAAATAAATTGCTAACTTCGGGCAAAACAATTTGATCAACAAACTGTTGATGAGATAGTTTTGTAGGGTGTCCAGTTTTATCTAACTCACTGATATCTCGAGAAAATTCAGCCAGACAATTTTTTTGATGGTCGATAAAAAACCAATTTGAAAAATTAAATTTTTGATACAATGGATCATTTTGACAAAAAAACCCAATATTATAATCACCTGATAAAAAATTAGATTCTGATTCTGTATCCCAATAATTGGCAAAGCTAGTAAATCTGTATTTGTAACCTTTGACTTTGAGGTAATTTTCAAGATTTAAGAAATTCATCAAACTGTCTTGACAGAGCAAAAGCGGGTCTGCAACACGATATAGCCAGTTGAATATTTTTTTAGTGGTGTTATTGGTAGTCCAACTGTTGGTCAGCCCTCCACTAAACACATAATAGTTTTCATGATTATCTCGTCTAGCCCAGGGATACTGATCTTGGATATGATACCACCATTCTCCTGAGACTTTGAGATCTTTGCGACCGGTGCCGCTCCACATTACCATAATCAGAGTTTCTGCAGGATCAAATGATTGTTGTTCTAGGAAATTTATAGTACGATTGCAAATATAATCATTGCCAGCGCCGCTTGCAGCAATATTGTGATAGTTTATGTTGGGGTATTGACGAGATAATATAGAAGCCCAAGTACGATAATTTTTATCGTCAGTGTACGAGCATCCGCAAATTACTAGATTACGTATCTGTGACAATTAATCTATTCTCCTGACCAGAGTAATTGACTTGCGTTTGCTCTTTTTGCGAGCAATGTCTATCAAACTGCACACAGGGCCATGTAGTATTTCTAGGTCTTTGTTGGAGAATGTGCGCAGGGTCGAACGAAACTTTTCCCAGTCTCCACGCAGGAATATGTTGATGGGTATGCTACGATTGCTTTCCCACCACCAAGTGTTGGCCAGTTCCAAAAACTCCAGTTTGTCTTCTTGCGTGATCACAGCGCCAAAGTCGTAGATGGTTGTAACAGCATCGTCCCGGTTCTGAACTATGCCGATATACTCGTTGCTGGCGTAGATGCAAAGAGTTATAAAGGGATATTTTTCCGCCAGTTTTTCAAAGATGTTATTACCCATAAATACGTATCGAGGATCCTATGTATTCAACCACTGCTTACTTATATCAACAAATCATTCGGGTACTTTTGATTGACACCAGTGGTGGATACTTTACTGCGAGGTACGACCCAGTGTACGCAAAAACTTTAACTGTTAACAAAGGTGTAGACAACGTTTTGTTGTTTGAATTCATCAACCAGGACCAAAAACCTGTAAACATCACAGGCAGCACGTTCCGCTTTAGATTGCTGAACCAAACTGGTGATGTATTACTGATTGAAAAAGACATGACTGTACTTAGTGCCAGTTTGGGACGAGTCAAGGTTGTGCTGGACACAGCAGACACCATCAATATCCTAGCACAACCTGCCAGCTACAGCATTGAGCGTACACAAGGCAATTACATACAGGCTGCATTTACAGACGACAATGCTGGCGCCAGAGCAGATTGCAACATTGTAGATTCAGTATTGCCACAGTTTATAGCCAGTCAACCGGTGACCATACCCACAATAAATGGCAAGAATTCGTGGCCACAACCCGGACCAAGTTCATGGCCCGACTGGGCACTGAACCCACAGCCATTGTCACGCAACTATCTCACAGAATACTACTCAAGTTATATCAACACTACCGGTGCCAGTTTGACCACAATCAAGTATGATCTGGATCATTACACCGGCACCCTCAAAGTACAGGCAGCACAGGATTACGAAGCTGTCTGGGTAGATGTCACAGAAAGTCGTGAGTACTTTGACGAAACTGGCACCTTTTACATCAATGTTGTGGGGTTCTATCCACTGTTGCGACTGGCCATCAACAACAGCCAAGGCTATGGTGCCTCAGCTACTGCCACAGTGGTAGATGGAGTGGTCACAGGTATTGCAGTAAACAACGCAGGCATGGGATACATGGCAGCACCTTATGTTCAAATTTTAGGCAACGGCGCTGGCGCCACTGCTGTTGCTGCTCCATTCACAGGCCCAAGTGGTATTGGGCAAATTACTGTGACCAATGGTGGATCAGGCTATTTGCCACTGAACTTTGGTGGCACCGAAGAGCAAGCGGTGACTGTGCTGATTACAACCGGCTATGTGACCAACA